AAAATGGTGATATTGATTGTGATTATAAATTTGTAATAAATTTTATTGATAATTTATGTAAAGAAAGTGATATTCATACAATAGATGAATTAATAGAAACATTTGAAGAAGACTTTAAATATTGGGAAAACGCTGTGGAAGAAGATAAAAAGAATAATTCATATAGTGAAAGGTATAAAGATATCTCAATAGAATATAAAAATGAATATGAAAAAGAATTAATTAAATTAAAAAGATGCAAAGAAAGAGGTTTAAATAATTACTTAAATATTGATTTTGGAGATCATAACGAAGGTCAAGAAAGAATAATGGATTACAGAAGTCCAAATTGTGAAAAAGAAGATTTTGTTTTGATTTCACGATCACAACATTAAATGAAAAATTGGCTTGTCGATGGTTAATTGGATGTACGACGTACTTGATGAAGAGCAATAGTTATTAATTAATCGATACAAAAGATTGTCTATAAAGGATAAAACAATGATCATTTCATCTATTGGAAAAAAATAAAAACAAAATTAAATTATATAAAATATGAAATTAAAAATATAATTGGTTGGATTACGATAATTTATAAAGATGAACAGTTTGATTATTATTTTTTATTAAAAGTTATGGAATATAAATTAAAATTGATGGAAGAGTATTTTTATAATCATGGAATAGCTATAACCAATAAAAAAGATGCAAAAATTTATGTAAAGGATTACAAGTTGGATATCATGAAAGTAAAAGGGGATTTCGTAACAAATTCTAGTAGCACGTGTTTTATTGTTTATGGGTATATTTTTTCAAAAGAAGAAATCATAGAAAACGAAATTTTAATGGATAAATTATACGAATATAATAAAAATAAAAATGATCCAGAAATAACTAAAAATGATTTTTATAAAGAAATGAAAATTGGAGATAGTAATTTAAGTGATGTGTTTTTTAATTATGCTAATGATTTTAATTTATCTTCATCATCTTTATGTGATGATGAATTTGCAGTTGGAGTTTCCCCATTTAATATCAAAAATGATGAAACCGGTAAAGAATTCAAAGAAAGAGTTAAAAATATTTTAATCGAAATAACTGGTAATCAGAAAATAAAACCATATGAAATTGAAGAATCGTGGAGAGATGAATAAATTGTTGTTAGGGGAAAGTCTTATGAATCTGTCAGAAATTGAAAAAAAATATTATTATTTATATTCAAAAAATTTAATAGAATTAATAAAAGAGAAAACTAAATCAGATATTAAAAATATTAAAACTTTCGATAAAAATATACTGGAAAATAAAAAATAATAATTTTTATATAAATAATTTATTTAAAAAATATAATAAGAGGGGATTTATCAATGGGTAAAGTAAAAGATTTAATGGAAAAAAATAAAGAATTATTTAATAAAGATAATGGTGATTTTTGTTTATTTTTAGATTTATTAAATATAGAACAAAAAATGCTTAAGGATAAAGATTTACCTATGTCAATTTATCCAATTGACATTCCTTCAATAATTATAGAAGATATCACAAAATATTATGGAGATCCTTTCTGTTCAAATTTTATAAATTCATTAATTTTAAAAGGATTTAAAAAATACGTTGAAAATCTTACAGAAAAATTTAAAAATGAAATGTTAAGGTATAATAAATATTCAATTGATCTTAAAAATTTAATAAACGAAGTGAGTATGGAAGAATTTAAAAAAGATTTTAATAGTTGTGTAGATTCAAATGAAAAAAACATAGAATTTGATGATAATATCACGAAGTTATATGAAGAAATGGAAGCAAACAAAAAAGAATAACGAAGAAAAACCCCTCATAATTATAATTATGAGGGGTTTTTCATTTTTTAAATTTTTATTTTATATTAAAGTTTAGATCGATTTTTTCAGTTGTTCTTGTAGCATTTAATTCTACATCTACGGTAAATGTTTTTGTTTTTTTCATATAATCAGTGGCATATACTTTAATACTATAATTATCTAATCCCCTCTTTTTCTTAATTTGTTCTAATGATGCCTTTAACTCACCTTCAACCTTACTCCATGTAATTGCATCATTTTGTTCAAAAACAAATCCTCTACAATATTGTTCAAACATTCTTTTTATATATAATACTAGTCTGACAATATTTAAATCGCTTAACGCAGACGATTTTGATTGGCTTGTTAACTGACCCCAAACCACATATCCATTTGAAAATTTAACAATTGGATTTAATTGTTTTAGATACATTTGATCTCTTTGACCCAATTTTGGACTATATCTTAATTCTTTAATTGAATCAATTGCTGCTCTATTGAATCCAGCTGCTGCATACCACAATTCTGCAACATTATCATTTCTCGGAAGTAAATATGACATATGATAAATAGGAGAAACCCAAATGTCCTGTCCAGTAAATATATCATAAACTTTATTAAATGATTCATAAAGGGCTGTATAATAATTATTAAATGTGTTTGTATTTGATCTTGACGATATTGAAAGATTATATGTCGCATTATCTCCATTATCTAGAACTGCAACACAATCTCTTCTTGTTTGGACTAAAGTGCTAATTTGAGTTTTAACAGAAGCTGGATATCCAGCATCAAACACCATTGAAAAATAGAAATTTTCGGTATCTAACATTGAATCTTCATCTTCTCCAGTGAGTGGATTCATCAAAGTTCCAGCATAACCTCCAGATAATACTTGAGTTGCGATAGTTGTACTTAAACTTCCATCTGCGTTTAAAAGACTTCCTTCAGATCCTTGTCTTAAAGCAACTGGAGTTGCAGAAATGAAAGCGGAAGTTATACTTGTTAAACTCTTTTTAATTCTATATGTAATATCTCCAGAAGTATCGAAATTATCTGTATCGCCTAACCAAGATTGACTAGCTGTATCTAAATCTCTTCCATCAAATACGTTAATTGTTTCTGAATATGTTCCTGAAGAAATTCCAAGCCATCCATATATTATTATTCCTTTTTCGTCTTTTGCTTCTACCATATATGTGGCTGTTCCAGCTTCTGGATTTTTATCCCAATCTGAAAATAATTGTTTATCATCGGAAATGGTTGCATATGAATCGGTTGTAACGGCTGATACATTTCCAATATTTTTATCAAATACTTTAGAAACTAAATCATAACCACCAGAATAATCTCCGGATGTTAGATTCATTTCACATCTCAAAATTGAAGAATAATTATTTAAAATATATTCAATCCAAATTGAATCACCAGAAAGATCTGTTGCTGTTGGTTCAAAAGAAATTTGAAAAGATTCAATAATTACATCATCACCATCTGATTGTTTTTCATAAATATCTAAAATATAAACATCGGATAACATTGGGTTAGAATGTGCTGTAAATCTTAAACTAATTCCATTGTAATATTCACCTCTTCCAATTGGATAAATCATACATAATGGAAAAACAGTTTCTACGGTTTCTAATGCAGTTTTGATTTCTGCATATGTGTTGATTGAAGATTCATAAGTAATTGTTATAGATGCTGTAGAATCGGATGGAGCCAGGTTTGTATTTATAACCATATTAGCAAACTTTGCATCATCTGGTAAACATCTTATCCCATACAATGCTCCAGATTCCCCCAAATAATTATAAGCAATATATGGTCCTTGTGAATAATTTTTTCCATAATCTTGAATGTTTGGTTCACCCCATTCAGAAATATATTCAGAACGTCCACCGATAAATGTTAATTGGTTATCTCTTCCTTTTTTTGATAAAAATGGAATAAAACCAATTGTTCCAGCAATTTGCTGTGTATATGAAGATAAATCTATAATTTTGGAATAAACACCTGGAGAAATAGCCATTTTATGACCTCCCATAATAAATAAGTTTCTCTATTTATTAAAAATATTCTATTAAAATATAAATCCTTATAAATCAAAAACTCTATTAAATTTTAAAAATATATATACCAGTTAAATATTAATTGTCTATTGACTATTTTTGTAATAGTTGGAAAAGTAATTTTTGAAAACATATAAAATGGAGCTACCGCACCACCAACATTCGATTCGTTTATATACAACCCAGCTTCATTAATTCCATTACCATTGGCATCATAAGAACCAACTGTCATTGTCAATTCCATAATTAAATATGCGTTATCATTATCGGGATCTTGTGTAAAAACCAAAGAATCAAATGGAATTTTATAATACGATCCATCTCTAAAATCTGCATAATCAACATTGTCTGTATTTATTGCGCATTCGGTTGTTAAACTAACATCTGATATTGTTGGGGATATTGGATCAAATGGATCACCCGGAATACACCCACCGCTACCTAAACCAAACCACGAAATAAATCCATCTTTGGTTGGAGATATATTTTCATTATCTGTGTTAAAAGCTCTACTTAACAACCATTCTCTTCCAAGATATAAAACAAGATTGTGCTCACCAAGTAATTTTTTATTACCATTTTCATCTTTTTCATATATCTCAACAAATCCACTCGGATTTCCTTTTTTTAATTTATTTTTATTTAAAGAATCTTCAACACATTCATTATAATGATCAAAGATATTTACTTCTATTTTTTTATTTTCCATTTGTGATTTCCTTTCAACATATACAAGGATTTATATTTTGTTCTCTGTTTTTTTAAGATTCATTTATAAAACTAATAACTATATATATTAATTTATGAAGTTGGTAGTTATATATTTTTATAATTATAAGATGGCTGCGTGGTGGAATTGGTATACACAAGAGACTTAAAATCTCTCGATCAATCTGGTCATGTGGGTTC